TTGTATCCACGTGGGAACTCTGATTTCTGCTTTGCCATAATGATTAAACTAATGATTTGATGATGTTGTTTGAAAATCCGTAACTCTCTTTCAATTTGGTTGCCGCCACTTTGGGAGATAAACCGATGATTTCTGTAATCTTATTTAATTCGGAAGTGATAATCTTACCAAACTCACGAATCTCTTGTCTCTGAACTTTGTTTCGGAATGGGAATCGGAAATCACCAATCACAATCACAGGCACACCTGCTTTTAAAACTCGTCCCTTATTAGCGGGAGTGTTGATGAACTCAGCAGCAGATTCTAAATTTGAAGCAGAAGAATAACGGGGGGAAAACTGATTTGACTTTGTCATAATTTTGTTGTTTTAGATTTTAAAGTTAATTGGCTCACACCGAACCATATATTAAAGGTACAAAATTCCGCGTTAAAAGTCAAGTCTTTTCGTAATTATTTTTCATTTTTTTCAGCTTTTTTTACGATTTCTAAGTCTCCTTGAATAATAACGGTTTGTTTATATACATCCGTAAACACAACTCCCTTACCCCAAATCCTAAATTCATTAGTGTAATAGGTTTTACCATTTTCGGAAATAATGGTGTAAGTTGCATTGTCTGCCGGTGTAGGGATAACTGCACCGATGATAGTTGCCAATGTTGTTGCAATTATAAATGTTACAACAAATGTGTATAATCTTGCGTTACTCATAATTAAATTGTTAAATGTGAAAGTTTTGATTTTAAGTTTAACATATGTTTACAGGGTGAAAATCTACGGAACATTCTAGCTTCACATTGACAATCTGTAATTTTCCAATCTTCAACGGTAACCTGATAATCTTTAAGTTTACCTGTCTTTTTGTTTCTACTACCTATTTCTGTGTATTTCCACTTCATACTTTTTGATTTGAAATGCCTCTGTAAATCATATATAAACCACCTATTAATAACCCAACTAGCATTGCTAGATGAATACCACTTACTACATAATCCATTACTCCGAATTCTCTTGCTACCATGTCTTTATAGTTTAATTACCAACACATCATATTACCTGCATCATCCCAACTCTTTGCACTACTCGCAGTTGCTTTGTGTACAGTAGTATAGTCCACCTTCAAGTTTGAATTACCAAACTGGCGTTTTACCTCAGCCATAAACTCTATAATGTTCTTAGCCCAAATATCGTTGAACCCACCGCCTATCCAATTGAATTGGTATCGGTATTGACCTTTTGAATTCTTTAACAATTTTTCACGTTTTAATGTCTTTCTCATATCTTTTAGATTTTAAGGATTAATATTCGATTAATGAAATTGGTACAACATAACAAGCACCACTCTTTACACTTAGGGTAGCTTTGGTTCGGTTAATCTTATTAACAGATAACTCTTTACCAGCCAACTTAGGGTGATTTACTCTTACCGTCATACCCACTTTTAAACCAACTTTGTTGGCAAGGGATTCTACGGTGCGTTTTGCTTTGATTAAGCCAATAACAATCTGATTGATGTTTCTTAATTCTTCTACTGACAATTTTGATAATTCTGAATAGTTCATAATTTTATGTTTTAAAGTTTAAATTTTAATATCCTAACATTTTCAAGATTCGAAAACCGATGAAAACTAAATCGTTAAATTGGTAAATAATGGGTTTCATAACTCTCACTCTCAATTACCTTACAATATACACAATTCCGCAATAAAAGTCAAGTGTTTTGTAAAATATTTTTTTATGTTCTAAAATGAGCTCCATTTGATGCCCATCCTTTGGAGTGATTGCTAAAATACCTAGTTCCAAATTTAGATTGTGTCATTGGAGAATATGAACCAATGTTATCCCATTCGGATTCCCATTTATCAGGCAACACACCATTTTTTACATAAAGGTAAAGACCTTCATAAACATTTTCATAATTTGTGATGTCTTTATTATTAATCTTACGAAAAATGTTTTTACGATTTTCTTTATCTATTTCAATGAATAGAACTGAACGTGCTTTAACCTTACAAAGTTTAAGGAGTTTTGTGGCAGTTTTACCATTTTTAGAAACTACCACATGAATCATTTTACCAATTAAATTTTCCATATATCTCATTTTTTATTACCTTACAATATACACAATTTTGCATTAAAAGTCAAGTGTTTTGTAAAATATTTTTTAATTATTTATGTAAGATGGTCCCCATACTGAATAACGAGCAGTACCATCGATGATGTTACCTCTGCTATGTTTGGCAGGAGCTTTCCAAGTTGCGGGTTTTAATAAATCACCTTTTTTAATAGGTGCTCCTTTTAAATCACCATCAACTCTACTAATGAATCCCCAACAAGTTCCACCATCCCATAAACGAATGTATCTGTTTCCAACCTCAACAGTCAATTCTTTCCATTGACTTATCAAATCGGATTTTACAAAATAATCTTTTCGTTGGATGTTTAATGTGTTAATGAAGTTGCTTACGATTGGGTTCGATTCTAAATAATCGATTGCTTTTTGATTTGTAGTTCTCATATCTATCATTTTTATTACATAGTAAAGGTAACTAATTCCGCGCAAAAAGTCAAGCAAAACTTAAAATATTTTTCAAAAAAAAACCCTCCGAAGAGGGTTCTTAAATTAGTTCCAATGTTTATCACGAAGTTCGTAAATATCAATAGGTTCTCTTTTCATTTGATTACCTGGATTGAAATAAGCTCCTTGTTTTAAATAAGAAGTTAAAAAGTTTCTTCTCATTCTTTTAGGGTCTCTATTTGGTTCTGAACCATGAACAACGTGTGAATGTAATAAAACCGCTTGTCCTTTTCTAGCACATCCCTCAATTTTTCTAAAATCGTGTCCTTCTGGCATTACACAACTCTTACCTCTTTCACTTCTCCAATTACCAGTATTTGTTGCTTTTCTTTCTTCATTATCTTCAATTGGTAAAACAGGCAATCTATGTGAACCTTCGTAGTTCCACACTGCTCCATTTTCAGGGTCGTGATTATCTAATGCAATTGCAACATTAACAATTTCGTTATGTCCACATCCAGTATAGAATCCGTTTTGATGCATATCTCTACCCAACTCTCCTTTTGGTTTAAAATATGCCCATGTTTGCATACCAATTATACCACCTCCCATTAAAAATTCAGAAGCTTCAATCAGCTTTGGATGTGCAAATAATTTTTCTAATTTTTGAGATTCTTTGTGAGGATACATAAATGGTTCATATTCCTGCCATTTTTCAGGTTCTCTTGCATTCCTTTCCAAACGTAGACGATTCAATTCATCATTAATTTCATCTACTTCTTCATCTGTCAATAACTCAATTGTAGTAAAACCTCTATAACGCCAATCGAACGTCATTTGTTGTATTTCCTCTTCGGATAAGTATTTATATTTGTTCATAACTTATTATGTTTTGTATATAGATATATATAAAATTTATTTGTAAAATTGTAAATTATTGACCAAATATAAGTTTAAATTTTTAATAATTTTTTGTCCTTCTGCTATGGAAGCAATGTTAGAATTTTTAACTCCTTTATCTGATATTTTACCATTTTCATCATATGTAGTATCAATTGGTCCTGATAATCTCCATTTGATATTTTGAATTGCCCAATATGGATTCAGTTTTAATTCATTATATGTATCCAAATTTATTTCATAAACAAATCCGTTTACATCATTTACTTTTTGAGCAAAGTATCTTTCAATAATTCCGTTTGCATAATCATCTTCCGTTGGATTTGGGACGATTGTTCTTGGAATATTTAAAGAATATATTTGTTTATCTTTAATTAAATCCTTATACATTTGGTTTTGGTTTTTGATTTACTTTTGGATTTATTCTATAACCTGCTTCTATTGTAGTTTTCCAACCATTTGCATCAATTCCTTGTTTAACATTTGTTACCTGAAAATATCCATTTTGGTTGTAAATTTCTGGCACACCATCTATATGAAAATATTCTCCACAACTAATACCTGCAATTCCATCAATAGCAAAAGTAATGTCCAAATATGTTAAAGCACTTGTTTTTTCGCTTTCCTCAGGTGCAATTATATGTTTTTGTATTAAACCAGCATCTGTATATATGTAATTTTTTGGTTTTTCATTTTTATTATCTGGATTTAATTTGAATCTTACAAAATTTTTGTTAAGAACATCATTTGCATTTTCAACCTCTTCTTCACTATCGTTTTTCTTTGGTGGTTCTGCCTTTACATTTGCAGTTTCTTCAATTTTTTTATTCCATGCTGCACTATCTTTTACAATCTGCATTTCAACCGCATTTATAGAATAATAGTCATCTGCATTTTTGGCATATGATAAATCGGCATGTTTATATGCGTCGTTGGATGGTGCAGCAGAATTGGATGGTGTAATATTTTTAGCACTTCCTATTGCTAATTGAGAAGCATACAATGCTTGTGCTTGCATTAAAGTGCTCAATTCCATATTAAAACTAAATTCTTTTACTATTGAATTTAATGCTCCTACTTTAAATCTCCATACTTTTAAAGATTCTTCCGGTGGCTGTGGTACGTCAAGTTTCCTATCCATTACAATTAAAGGACCTCCATCTGGTGAGTCTGATGCTTTTTGTAATTCTAATTTACACAATCCAAACATATTTGAATTTATTGTATTAAATATTGAATTTATAACATCTGCTGCCGTATATGCTTGATTATATATAGATACAAATGATTCATATCTAAAATACATATTAAACAAATTACCAGTTGATGCTTTTACTTCTAATGGATTACCCTGTAAATCATATATGGTATATTTTGCAGGACTTGCTTCATCTGATAAATTAAATTTTCTACCATATATTAAAGATGATTGTCTTCTTTTGGGATTTGGGTCTAATATAATAACATCTTTTTTCTTAGGGTCAGATGATTTACCTATAAATGGTAAATTTCCTGGTAATATAAATTCAATCGTTGGTGATATTATTAATGGATTTGATGAAACAGGTATAATTGGATTTTCCGATGCTTCACCCAATTTATCCCCATAATAGTTAGTCCAAATCATTCGTTTGGCTTCACTATAAACTTTCATATTATTTACCAATTCCAAAATTAATTTCATTGAAATATATGCATCTTTTGAAAATGTAGTATCTTTTTGATTTGTGTTTATAGCTCCCCAATTAAAAAATTCTTTTTCCCACTTTTTAGCATCATTAAAAAATTTATCTTTAAGTGAAGGTTTGTTTAAATCTGCTGTCAATTTATTTACCCAAGTTTGGTATGGACTTTCATTTGGTTTATCTCCCTTTTTACTAACTTTATTTGAATCTTTTGATTGTTTTACAGGCATCCATAATTGGAGTTCATTTCCAGAAGAAATATCTAATGAAATTTCATATGTTCCATCTGCTGCTGGTTGAAATGAAAAGTTTGAAACAACTCCTGCCATAAAATCATAATTACCATCCGTATCTTTTAATATGTTAATATATTTTTCTTTTGCATTTTTATATGCATCATCTTTACGAGAAAATATTTCAACAAACTTATTCATATATTCGGTATGAGATTTACTGGCAAACATATTTTTAGTTATATCCAAATTTAATTTTTCTCTAATACCAACATTCCACCCATATTCCAAAACTAAACGCATACTAGGTCTTAAAAAAAACAATTCGAACATTTCCAATTGTTTTAATGTAAATACCCTAATTTTTATGCTAGCTGTTTTTAATGTATTATTTCCACCATCCGTATCAATTTCTACTGATTCAATAATTGGCATTGAAACTCTTCGGTTGGTTTCATTTTTAACTTCAATAGGTTTACCATCCAAATCATAACCAACTACCGTTTTACCAAGTTGATAATTTTTAAATATATCGGTAGAATTTGCTATAACACATCCTTTGTAATCAAATGCGTTAAAATTACCACTTTCGTATATTGCTTTTAATTCGTCTGAATTTTTAGCTTTGTCTGTTACTACGGCAGCTGAACTTAAAACAACAAAAGGCATTAATGTATTTAGAGCTTCTTTGTTTTTCTCTCTTGCCTCTAATTTATCAGTTGTCCATTTTTTTAAAGGTGCTAAAAAAGGAAATCCCATAACTTTATTTATTTATTTTTTCAAAATCATTTAGAATTCTTGGAAGATTACCAGGTATTCTCAATTGCTTTCCAGGTTCTATCGAATAGGATGCATCATTTAGGTTGTTAGCAGTTGCAATTATCCACCAAAGGTTTTGGTCATTATAGTATTTTGAAGCAAGTATATCCAATCTATCACCCGAATCTGATACAATATACATATCATCATCAGATGCTTTTATTCTTGGATATATAACACTACCCAAATACTTTCTTTTAGTATCGGTTGTGGTTAAATTAGTTGCGTATCTATATCTACTTGCCATTTTAATTAGCTATTAAATGATGCAAAATATGCTGCTTCATTACTTACATCAGGTGCAAAAGGTGAAGGTGGGAACGGTGCAGGTGTAGGTGCGTCACTAGCAGGTGCAGTAGGTGGTTTTGGTTTTGTATAATTTGCGTTTTCACGCATAGGTTCTCTTTCTTCTTTTATATGTGAAATATTACCACCATCAAAGTTATATCTATATGTTTGAGTTCCATTCACATTTTCTGTTGCATGGTTTTCAATTATTCTAATACTAAAAGATGCTTCAATTAGAGATGGGTATAATGATGCATCACTTATACCATCCGCAGTCGCTCCGTTTGGTGCAAAATTAGGCCAAGTTGTAGTATCTTCTACGTTAAATGAAAGTGATTCCATATAACCAAATACATTTTTGTACATATCACCCAATGTTACATAGAATAAATTAGGAGAAAAAGCATATTGAGCTTTACCTTCACTACCACCATATGCCATTTCCGATATTGATTCGTATGGAAATGTTAATGATTTAAGATAATTTATTTTTTGAATCATTGCCCGTTTTTCTCTTTTTGTAAAATAATAAAGTTTTAAATTAAATTTCAAACTTCTTTCTACACCACTATATCTATATACTTTGAATGGAGAACCAATGTATTTAAAACCATTCCATTCCGGTGTAATATCTTCTGAAATACCCGTTGCTGCTCCTACAAATGGAATTACAGTTTTATTACCATATTTTTGAAACACAACAACTACTTGATTTGCATTTTCAAATTTTTTCATTGCCGTTTCATAATCTGCAAAACTAGCAAAACTTGTTTCGTTTTGAATAACGGAATTTGCATAATCCCAATCATCAAAACCATCTCTTTGGGTTAATTGGGTAGCAACAGTTTCAAACCTACCAGTTCTTGGGTTTACTAAGTCACTATATAATTCTTTGTATTTAGAATTTGTTACTGCTTCATTTACTTTTTGGCCATCAAAGAGGCCGTAACCTGTAAATTTTGTTTTTTCTTTTTCTTGTTGTGCTTTCGATTTAAGTTCTTTTCCACCACCTAATTTGTTAATTGCTTTAATTGCTTGATTAGCAACAGTTGCTGCGGGTGTTGAACCACCTGGTGAACTTAGACCAAATATAGGAGGAATTGGTGGAAGACCTGGAATATTAGACAGTTGTCTTTTTACATAATAATTAGTTCCCTCTTCTACCGAACTTCTTAATAAACCTTCGGTTACACCTGTTATTGATACTGGTTTATCTGTAAAACTTTTACCTTTATATATTGTATCCGATGGTCTATTTGCTACACCACCTATAATACCTGCCAATTGCCCACCTATTACATCACCAATCGCATTCGGTGAAGATGCTATTAATGCAGCTGCTCTTGGAGGATTTACTATACCACGACTTTCTATACGAATACTTTCGTTTTTGTATAAATCTTTTCTTTGGCTTTTAAATAAGTCTGATATTGTAGGCATTTATAGTCTATTGGTTTACTATAAATATGAGTTATTCAAATTTATTAGAAACTAGCACCCGCAACTCCATAAGTTCTATTTGATTGTTCTAATAATGCCTTAGCAAGTGGTTTACCATCTATTGTAGCTTTTTTACCATTAAGTGTATTCGCATCAATTTGTCCTAAAAATTGAGCAGAAACTCCTAATAATTTAACCATTTGAACTTGAAGTTTAGTTTGTGCTTGGACATCTGTTAATTTAGGTGCATTTGGTGGTAATGGTGTAGGTCCTGGTTTAGTTTCAGTTTTTGTTGCAACTTTTGTTGCAACTTTTACTCCCGATGGTGCTTTACCACCAGTTGCAGTTGTTCCACCTACCACAGGCGCTTGTCCTCCTTTTTGTTTTTTTAATGAAGCTATATACGCACTAGAACCAATACCTTTGAATCTTTGAGCTTCTTTAAATTGTTTATATGCATTTGGATATGCGGCCTCTACTGCTTTTCTTACATCCGATTTTTCGTATCCAGATTTTTTCTTATCATTTTCTATTCTTTCTAAATTTTCAAACGCAGCTATCATTTTAGTATTTGCAATACTTTCGGCTTTAACATTTGCGGCTGCATCTTTTTGATACTGTTGAACTCCTGCAAATTGATTTAAATCAAGAGTTTGTCCTTTCATAGCCGCTTGTTGCATTTTTACGGCAATATCAACCATTTCTGCATCAGATATTCTACCCGAAATCATTGCTTTTTGCAATACATCCATTTGAGTTCCAACCTGTGCTTTAAATTTGTCTACCTGTGCTTGGTCAAATTTACCGGCACCCATTGAGTCTTTGTATGCGTTTGTTATAGACATTATTTGCTCACCTGCAACCTCTTTAAACATATCCATTTGAGCAGTTTGTTTTGCTTGCTCTACACCCAATCTTTCTCTTTCTTCTCTGTATTTAAATTCTCTTTCTATTGCATTTAATCTGAACTTTTGTTCTATAAATAACATTGCAAGTCTTTTTGCTTGCTCAAACTTTAACATTTCAGCTCTATTCTTTTGGTCCAATGCCAATTTAGCTGCTGCATTTGCAATATCTTGTGATAAAGCACCTTGTGCAATTGCCTTACCAGTTTTAAGTGCATTTCTTTCTTCAAGACTTCCCTTAGCTTTGCCACCTTTTGATTGAGTCAATTGCATCAACTCTTCGATACCCATACCAGTTGCTTGCGATAATGCTTGCTTTTGGAATGCATTCATTGCATTTATATCTTGTCCACCTAATGCAGTTTTTAATGCTGCTGCACCACCTGCTTGGTCACCTGACATCAATTTAGCTCTAACTTCTGATAGGTTTACATTTTTACCTAACATAGCAGATAAACTCATTTCGGCTTTTATACTATCTTTATAGTTTAATACCATACTATCCGATGCTTTCATCATCGAACTCATAGATATATTCATTTTGCTCAATTCAATTGATTGACGAGCATATTGTTCTGCCGTTAAATTTGAGTATTTTAATATCTCCGCTTGTGAATCTGCCATCTCTTTATAGAGTTGAGCAGGAGACATATCATTATCTTTTGCAAGAGCTTCAATTCCGGCAACTAAATTTGTTCCAACTTTTGCAGAAGTTTTATTCATCAAACGGAACGTATTTGCCATTTTAAAAACTTCCGTTGCAGATGTTCCATATCTAGCTCCCAAACCTTGTGCAGCTGCTGATAATGCTATTTGGTCTTTTAGTGCAAGACCTAATGAAGTACCAAAATCTTTTACAGTATCTAAAACTGCCTGTGTAGATGAACCTATTGCTTGCAATGCTCTTTCAGAAATGCCTATTGCTTGTTTTGCATAACCCATTCCCGTTATGAATAGAGTTTTTTGTCTTGAAAGGTTTGCATCTAATTCAGCTGCCGCTTGTTGTTGTCTAAACTGAATAGCATCGGATTCAAGACTCATTCTGTGTTCGAATTCGTCTGTAATTAAACTTTCTTTGTATTTTGCAGCATCTTCCTCTACACTCTGTGCATATCCTTGATAATCACTTTCTGCTTGTTGTTTTAATTTTAATGGTAAACCGTAGTTTTGTTCAACCATTATATCTCTGTATTGTTGAGATTGCTTGAATGCACCTTCCGATGCTTTCATAGGGTCTTCACCGGTTAAAGTTGCCAACCTCATTGCCATCTTTGCTGCACCACCACTATTGAAGAACTCAGCAGCTGCCATAATACCTGCAACTGCTAAACCGATTGGTCCTAAAAATTTAGAAACACCACCCATTACATTTCCAAGCATACCACCCATTCCTCCACCTTTTTGTGCAGTTCCTGCTGATGTTTTCATTTTATCAATTATACCACCTAAACCTTTTTTTGAACCAAATGCTTTAAGTGTTTTATCAATACCACCACCTAACATAGTTCCTGCGAACTTTTCACCCTCTCTTGCTATTGCAGCAATATTAGATTCAGCTTTTTTAGCACCTTTGGCAAGTTTATCCATTGCATCTATTTCACCTTGAATTTCTTTTCTTAATGCCTGACTTTGTTTGGTGTTGGATACTATACTTTTTAAAACTTCTTCATGTTTTGCTTTTTGTTCAGCTATTAAATCATTTATATTTTCGTGTGCCTCTTTTCCATCTGCTATCAATGCTACATTTTTTAATACTTGTGCATTTACATTTCTATAACCTTTTGCAGCATTTAATATGTTTTGTTTATTTTCTCTATTTGCACCATTCCATCTATCAGACCAAGAAACAATTCCGTTAAGACTTGTTTGTATAAGCCCAAGTCTATCTTGTGTGTTTCTGTATAATTTATTGTTTTTACCATGTGTAGATGCTATACTTTGTAAAGTATCATCTATTTCTTTGGTAGTGTTTAATTCTTCTTCTCTAAGTGATTTTTGTCTCTCTAACTCTTTTGTTATACGTTCTTGCGCAGAGAGTTGTGCTTTGGTTGGCGCAATTTGCGCTTCCATAGTGGACTGCAATGATTTTAATTGCTTTTCTAAATCTTCAACAGAACGTTGTTTTGCCATTATTAGCTATTATTTTTCACTCGGTTTATCCAATAATCCATTTCTGATGTATCAACACCAGCGTTTTTTAATGTTTTTCTCAAACGTTCAGCATTTTTTAGTAATTGAGCATCGTATTCTTCAAAAGCATCACCAAGTTCTGGACTTTGTTTTTTAACTGCCGCTTTGAATTTTTCTTCTTTTCCATCACCTTTTGCTTTGAAAAAGGTATCTAACAATTTCTGAAATATATTGACTTCTATTAATAATTTGGACATGATGATGTGTTATATTTTACTATAAATATAAATTATTATTCTTTTACCTTCGTTTTGCTCTGGATGGTGTTGAAGAATTAGCACCATTTAATGCACTTTCATAAGCATCTCTCTCTGTTTGCTTTGCATTTAACAATTCATTCCAATAAAATTCTCTCAATTTGATGGGCATGTAGTACACGTCGTTCCACGAAAACCCACCTTGTGATGAATATATCAAACTAAATATTTTTTTATGCAAATAAGAGCTATACTCAATCGGCAGGGTAAAAAAAGTCTACCCCTATGGGTACTTTTAGTGCCTCCGTCTCACCAGTAAAAGGGGATGTGTAATCAAAAGTTAAATCAATATCAGGAGATATTTCACCTATATACTTTCTTAATGCTTTGGAATCTGCTGCTAACAACTGATTTGTAATAAAATTACTAATAGTTCCAAAATCTCTACTACCATTTACTTCGGTAATTACTCTTCTATATCTTGCCTGAATATCGTTTCCTTGCTTTGAAATCTTTTCACTCGCTTCAATATCTTTTTGAATTGCAAGTTCATCTCCATGAGTAAGAATTTTAAATTTGATTTTTGCACCTGTTTTAGGCAATACAAAATCATATTCGTTATTTCTGTTTAATTTTTCAGGGTCAATTTCTTTGACATTTAATTTAGATATATCAACTGTTACTTGAACAGGGTCTCCTTCTTGTGGGTCATTTACAGTTACATTGTATTCTGGTCCAAATGCCAAAACTCTTGATGCAATTAAAATAGCGTTTTTATCTCCAATTACCAAATCATTTATATTGATTGATGTATCAACTATGATTGCTTCTAAAAGTTTATCCAATACAATACCTTTACGAATAAGATTTGTAGAAGTTAGAATATCTTCTTCTTTTGCAGTCATTAATTTAACTACAACTTCTCCTTTCGATAATGGGTTTGTTTCTGGATATACTAATCCGTTTGATGGTAATGATATAACTTCGGTTGGAAATGGATAATTTCTCTCCGAAAATTGTTGAGGTGGAGTTGCTCCTAAACCTCTTGTAACTTGTTGTTCTACTTTTTCTTCCATAATATAACTTAATGTTGTTTAATAATATATATCACATTTTTGAAAAAAACAAAGGGGAAACATTTCTGCTTCCCCCTTTTATGTTTAAGAGTTTAACTATTAGAGATTAGTATTCAAGTATAGCGTAATCGTAAGTTAAAGTTAATTCAATTGATAATGGGTCGTTTGATGCCCAATCTAATTCACCAAAGTTTGCAGATGTAATAAATGCTCCCTTTAATGTCCACTGCTCTACTTTATCACCAACTGGTCCTAATAGATAGAAAGTGATGTCTTTTTTGTAGAATGCTGCATATCCATCTCTACCTGTTAATGATTCGTGTGATGTTCTAATCCACTCCATTACTTGTTGTGCTCCCGATGGAACGATTGGGTCATAAAGTGTTATGTTTAAATCATCCCAATTAGATTTTCCCTTTATCTTTCTTTTAATGTTGATATGGTCTAATTCAACGATTTCAGATGTAAAAGTTGGTCTACTTGCAGTTTTGATGATGTATGACTCTATACCATTGATTTCCATGATGAATCTGTTCCCTAATTTGGGTTCAAAATTCTTATAGAACATCTTGTCAAATCCTAATATTTCTGGCATTTCTTTTGTATTTAAATGTTATTCTTCTATAAATATCTAATTTTTTAATTATCCGTTAAATGCGGCACCAGTTGGTAAAATGTTGAAGTCAATTTGAATGAATTCAGCAGT